TATTGTAACTGATTCAATTTTTTGGTCATTGTTTACAACAATTGTACACTCTGCTCCAGTACCATCTCCACGAATAGGAACTCTTGTGTAAGTTCTATTGGATGGTCCTACACTTACGCCTCTATTTGTTACAGTTACAATCTTAATAGATCCGTTAATAGCATTATCTCTTACTTCTGCATTATCAGTACTTGTTTCCCAGTCAGCAGGAACCGGCATAAATTCGGTAGATTCAAACTTAATAATATCAGCTGGTTTAATAGTATAAAGATATTTCCAAATATAACCATCACCACTATTACCTGCAGATCTCGGTTCTAAATCAGTAAATCTTGGTTCATCTAGAGAAGGTCTTCCTGTTAGATTATCAGGATCTGTTCCATTCTGTAAGCAAATATAAACCCTGTAATCACTATTCAAAACATAGTATGATGCCGAATATAAACTTAGGGCACCAGAAACTTTTGCAGCATTTGATCTACTATAGTCGTGGCGATACATGTCAAAAGTTGTACCTGAAGACCAAAATCTTTTTTGTACAACTTGTCTTATGTCACTTGCATTTATTTTTTTTAATGCAATCATAGTATCCCAATAGTTGTTTTCCTCATCAAAGTTATCTTTAGGTGCTGGGGGATTAGTGTCCCAGTCACTTTGAATATCGGTGGGATTTGGTAGACCAATAAAAGAATAATAAGAATTACTTGAAGTTTGTACTCCAGCAACAAAATTCTTTGCATTTAATATTCTAATTTGATCCGTTATGATTGCTGCCATTTTATAGTTTTTTATTTATTTATGTGATATAATCAGAGAACCTTAGTGGATTGGTTCTTTTAACAACTCCAGAAGTTGAAATTCCTCCAACTCCAACATTTCCGTAGAAATTATAAGTATTTTCTTTAGTTCTTGATGTTAATTCAATTTTTCCCCAACTAAAGTTACCAAATCTAATCGCAGTAGTACCTATTCCTACTCCAGAATATCCACTAATTGTTGATATACCACTAACTGTTGCACTAACTCTTCTTACCATAGTTGTTGCAGTTCCAACTGTTGCAATTCCAATCGCAGTATTTGCAACACTTACATTACTTACACTTTTCACCTGATAAACATTATTAATAAAATTGGTTCCAATTCCAATGGTGTTGTTACTAGTATCTTTTGATGTTATTGATGTAGATGCAAATCCAATATTTGAATCGTAAACCAAGAAATAATCACCAGTTCCAATACCACTAATCGTAACTGCAGTTCCAACATATACTCCAGATGGGGATGTGAGAGAGGTAGTTCTTAAATATGAGTCCATTGGGATAAAAAGATCAAATATGATGCCAGTTGCAGTGGTTCCAAATCCAACGATAACACCAGAATCACCTGCATATGATGTAACAGTATTAGTTTCTTTAATTATACCTGGCGATTCAATTAACACCTGGGGAGGAGTGGTAGATATATAACCACCTCCTCCAAATGTAACTGCGATTCCTGTTACAACTCCTCCAAACACAGTAACAGATGCAAGAGCAGTATTTTGTGCTGCTGTGGTCCCAAATCCAATTGGTTGAGAAATTGATACTGTTGGAGTGGTTGTATATCCAACTCCACCATCACTAATTACAATTGAAGTAACTGTTCCTGCAATAGATACCACTGCAGTTGCTGATGCTCCAACTTTATTATCTTGAGAAATAATAATTACTGAATTTTGAGTTTTATTGCGTAGTTGTAAGTTACCACTTTCATTTGTTAGATTGAAGAATGGTCTTACATTATCAACATAAAGAACCGTGCTTCCAACTCCAACTGGTTGAATTAAATATGAAGTTGGAGTAATTATTGCTTCATAAAGAATTCTATCTTTTGAAACTTCTTGTTCATCAATAATTCTATCCTCAGTTTGTCTGCACCATTTAACAGGTCTCTGAAGATTTTCATCCTCAGTATTTCCAGGACCAAAGTATGGACTCGTATTTACATTATCAATAGAATTTATACTTGTAACAGTTCTATAATCTTCTTGGAGGGTAGATATCTGTCCAATAGAAGGATCGTATCCAATTGTTAAATCGTCTCCTACTTTTACAGTTTCAAGTATATCAACATCAATTACATCTACGTCTTTAGTACCTTTATAAAATAAGATCTTACAAGTATCTCCAATTTTAAGTGCCTCTGTAAATCTAATAGTACTGCCTCCAGTAAAGATATATCCTTCACCCGGAACTTGTAAAATATCATTAATAAACACTAAAAGTGTATCTTGTATATTAATGTTTGAACCTTTTGATGAAAAAATAGAAATTGGAATACTTGATAATGTAAGTGGAAATCTAGTTCTTCTACCATTAAATTTACTATCAATTTTATCTAAAACTTGAAGTTCTCCGATTGTCCAACCCGTAAATTTATCTAGTGCTGTTTTTTCAACCTCAATTTGAAATTCTCTAAAAGAAACGCCGGTAGTTGGAATGCCAATAGATCCTCCAACTGGTAATGTTAGAACCTGACCTTCACCATATCCATATCCAGTATTAGTAATTTCAAAATCAATTATACTAGATCCTTGACCTACAACTATATTAATTCTTGCTTGCGTTCCTATTCCCGAAGATGTAGAACTATAAACTAAAGGAATATTTGAATAAGATAATGGAGAATCAAATATAACATAAGGAGTGTTTGTGGATGTATATCCTGTTCCAGGATTTGTAATTGCAATACTTACAACATGACCTCCGCTTACCGTTGCTGTGCCAATAAATTGTATATTTGGAGTTCCTGTTGCTGATGTAGATACTCCAACATTTACAATTTGAACACCTTCTCGGTATCCAGATCCACTATTTCCAATACTAATTGCTGCAATAGTACCTGCAATAGAAACTGTTGCAGTTCCTCCTGCAGAAACTAGAGGTTGATATCCAAACCCTTCTGTTGAACCTATAGAAGCAACAATTCCTCCACGAGGAATAGAAGCATTATTCACATCATAAGAAACTGATGTTGCAGCACCAGTAAAAGTAATTGAAGTGATCCCAACAGATTCTGTTAGATTATAGTCATTAGTTAAACCTGGTTCTTGGAATATTCCATTGATCAAAACAACCGCGTTATTATCATCAATTTGCGAAATATCATTTCCTTCGGAAGTTAATCTGAAATTTTTTGTAAATCCATTAAATTGATCTGAGATACTATCAAAGATATAATTATTATAATATGCCTCTTCGGATGAATTTGGAACTCCTGATCTAGTAAAAGTTCTTCCTTGGAAGGTTGATCTGGTTGATACTCCTTCCCAATCTCTTTCGTCTGGAGGATTTGTTGTGGAACTTAATGGAATATTTCCGTAGGGAGCAGAAATAAAATTGAGCACATTGTCTACAATATTATAATTACCAATTATTTTTGTAATTAAAGTTCCTGATGAATATCCGGCAAGAATAGTTCCTATCAAAGGTCTACGAACTTGAACTGCATTAGTACTCCCAATACCGACACCCTCAATTTTCATAATTTCATCTTCAATTTGAATTAAATCTCCTCCAAAAAAGGAAGTAATTTCAGTAAAATAAAGTATGTCGTCAGTCGTAAAGGCATTAATTGCCAAAGTACTTGTAACTGCAGTTGAAACAACTGGCGATTGAATAATATTATCAATAGCAACAAGAACTTTTGAGTTTTGGTTTGTTGATACAAATCTATGTACGGAACCAATACCAACAATATTAATGTTTAGTGTCTTGGGTGTTATTTTTAAAGCATCTTCAGCACTTCTTGCGAGTTGAATTGTATTTTGATCCAATTTAACAACAAATACTTCATTTGGCAATTTATCAGTTGATCCAATACCAACAAAACTAGTTGTTCCAATTCCAATTGATTGATGAGATCCATTTCCACCATTAAAATATTTAATGAGTTCTCCGCTTACAAAAAAGTGATTCTGGATAGCAATTGTACTTGATGCAATGCTGACTATATTGGAATTATTACCCTCAAAATATCTTTCAAAAATTTGATCATTTTTGTGAGTTAGATTAAAGGATCTCTTAATATCTCTCTCGGTTCCTTCATATGTTGCATTATCAGTTTGAATTTCTGAATTAATAAAACTAATTACATCCTTTTCATCATCTTGATTTCTTAAAGCATTCAAATATACCTTCACATTTACATCAATATCTGGAAGTGGTGTAAATGTAATAGAAACAAGTGAGGAAGATTTTTGTGCTCCAATAGTTCCCAATCCAGATGATGTATTTAAGTTTCCATATTCTGCAATGTAAACTCCAGTATCGTCATCAACAAGAGCAACTTCAGATATTTGGTGTATATTATTTGTATTATCAGAGACTTGAACAATTAAATAAGACCCATCATAAAAATCATCATATTGACACACTTCTACTGGATATGGTGATGATGAAGATGCAATAGAAACAGATCTACCTTCTAATAAAGCGTGTTTCATCTGATAAGTGCCTATTCCAACCGATAAAGTATCATTAAACAAAACCTCAATAGTATTGATAGTTGCTGCAATTCCAACATTTGGAATAAAATCTACATTTAGTTGTGAACTAACAATATATGGATAATACGTACCAAGACCAGAACTTGAGAAAGAATCTGTAGAATGATTTGTTAACTGTCCATATTCTAGAAGTTGTACATCAATTCCATCATGAATAATTGTTAGTTCATCAAATTCATATTGTCCATCGTTTGCAGCAATAGAAACCAAAACTTTTGCTGCTCTGTAAGTTGTTGCAATTCCTACAATAGTAGTTGATCCAGAAGAAACTGAAGCACTGTTTGATTGAATATCTACAACTCCATCAAAAGAAGTATTGCCTACAGAAGAAAGATTATCATTAATATTGTAAGATAATGTTGCAATACGAAAATCATTAATAGCAAATTTTGTTGGATAAAATCTTAAAATTCCTTCAGTATCATCAATTGCTAAATCAAATGATCCCATATCATAGTTACTCTCAACTCTTGCATATTGATTCAAATACGTGTTACCAACATCATCAATAAGAGTTGTAACAATTAAAAGTTGTCTATCATTTAAAAATCTTCTATCAGTTACATAAGTAATATATTTTTGCGATCTTACATCTGCAAGATTAAACCTATGAACCTCAGAGAATCGTGTGGATCTTGGGTTGCTATTAAACTGAGGACTAATATCATCAATAGAAAGAACTCTATTTCCTATTGATTTAGAATAATCTGTTAATATTCTATTTGCAAAGTTTATTTCATCAGAAAATACTCTATTGTCAATTTTAAGTGCATTTTCGCTTACTAAATCAAAATCGTAAACACAATTTAAATTTATTACACCAATAAGGTCGGATATTACTTCTATTGAAGTTGCATCAGAGGTTAACCTGACAGATGTTGATCCCAAACCAACATTGGATTCTAATTGATAATCAGAAAACTTTTCAAATCCTGATGTATGATTTAAAGTGCTTACTGTATTATTCCAGGTATCAAAGTCAACTCTTGATTTAAGTGAATATGAAAAATTTTGGTAGTAAAGACTATCTTGAATTCTTTGAATATTATCATTTAAAAATCCTGCGCTAGATTTCCACCCATTTTCAAATCTAGATAATGATCCAGTATTTAAAAATGCATCAAATATTGAAACTGATGATGCAACACCTTGAGTTTTTGATGAAGATCCTATAATCAAATCACCAACCTTAAAGTTGTCTTTAGACACAATACTCACAAAATTGGTTTTTGGATTCCAGTCTTCAATTGTTCCTATAGCAGAATTTGAAGATGCCGTTTCACCAATCAGATAATTATTTTTTACAAGTGAAATATTAAAGGTTGGGAAATATTTTTGTGGAATAATTCTTCCAGAAGAATTATCAGAATCAAATTCTCCAGGAGTTTCAAATTCATTTAAAAATTCATTTAAATTATAAGTTACATCTCCAAAACCTCCAATAGATGGATCTGTTGAAGTAATCGTAAACAACTGATAATTATAATCTTCGGAGTTAAATCCTTTACCTGTAGATGTTATTCCAATATTTTCAATTAAAATTTTATCATCAACCTCAAATGGAAATGCGTTTGCAGTACTAAATCCAACAGATAATGTTATTGTTACATCTTTTGTGGTAGAATTAAATACAATATTAGAAATTTCTACACCATTAGAATTTTGTATTGGTAAAATTGTAGGATTTGTGGAATTTAATGCAAATGTATTTGATAATATTTCTATTTTATTATTTCCTAGTGTAAATTTTAAATCAACTTCAGGTAAAATATTATTAGTCTTACCGTCAAAAATAATGAGTTTTGGTGCAGAAGTGTATCCTCTTCCAAAAGAAGTTACCTCAATAGACTCCAATGAAGATAGTGGATCTACTTTCACTACCTGAGGAATTGATACACTAGGTCTCAAAGTAAAATCTGTTGGAAAATTGAATCCAATATTGTTAATTCGTGTTTTCTTAATTTTTCCAATAGAAGTGCTAGATAATTCAAATATTGCACCATTTCCTTGAAACGAATTTAGTGATAAAACTTGAGGTAAAGAATAGTAGTTTTGACCTTTATTTAATATTTTTACTTTAGAGATGGAATCTAAAACATTTCTAGAGTTAGTTTCATAGTTAATTTGAGAAGTTATGGAATTATAAGAATTATTTTCTGGTATAGTGGGAATATTGTATGTAAATGAAGTATTTGAAGTAGAAACTATTAAAAATTCTCCATTGTACTTACTAAATTGAATGTTAATTTGGTTATTTGCAATAACTTCAGTATCAATGTTTATTAGTCTCTTATTTTCGGGAAGAGTGCCATCAAAAACTGGAACTAAACTGTAATAAAGATTTTCTGGTGTTTTTTCAGTTATATTTAAAATGATCTTAGCATCACTAGTAATACCAACAGAACCTATCCTCTGAACTTCAAATATAGGATCATCTTCATTACTAATATATGATTCTGTAAAATTGGAATCCTTAAAGAATTTTAAATCAAATGCACTAAAAGAAGATGATTGTTGGATATAACCCAAAGAAGAATCTGATACATCAAATACTATTGATGAATTTTTATATCCATTTATCTGTGGATTAATTTTTGATAAAGTTCCTAATGATGTGTTACTAATATCAACAATTTTTGGTTTTGAACTTAATGCTTCGTAGTAACTATTAGTTAATTTAATATTATTCTCATCAATAACAACAATATAATATTCTTTATTATTTTCAAGACCGGTTGATGGTGAGGATGAAGTGTAAATTACCTTTTGCCCAACTTCAAATTCGTGATTATCAATATTAATAATATTTTTAATTATATCAATATCAGATGCTTCAAAATCTTTAGAATTTACTAATATTTTTTTATTAAAATCGTTATATTTTAAAACTACTGTGCTTGCAATAGATGGACTTACATCAATAAAAACAATATCATTATTTAAAAGACCATGTGACTGTGCTGTCGAAACTGTTACTGTATTTTTAAAAATATTTCCTATAAGAGTATTATAAGTTGTTCTAAAACTATGATATACTCCAGATCCGATGTTTGTAAAATATAATAATCCATATGTATTAGTTTCACTTGTTAATCCTACAAAATTTTCTTCAGTTCCAAGTCCAACTCTAAAGGTAGAAATTCCAATCAAATCATCTGTAATTTTAGCAACATAAACTATAGATTGATTGGAAAGATTAAATGAAGTTAATCCATTAGTGGATACTCCGATTGAGTTGTATCCATTATTTGAATAAATTAACTCATCTCCTGTTTGTAATTGATGTGTAGGAATATAAATTGATCTTGTTGGAATAAAAATTTCAGTAATTCCCGTTCCTGGATTTGGAAAAAGTATAGTTACTCCAATGCCAACACCAGAAAGTGTTCCTATACCAAGAGATTCGGTGGGATTAAAATATAACTCACGATTAACTTTATAATTGTATTGAGACCTAATACCAGAATTAATTGTTAATTTTCTAGGAATTTCATACAAAACATCAGTAACACTATGTGAAGATCCTACAGTTCCATTAATTCCTCTTAAAACTCTAATTCTTGAAGATTTTGTATCAACATTAAGCACTTTTACTCTTTCAGCACCTATTTCTAAAACATCATTTTCACGAATATTTGGATATTTTAAACTTCCTGCAACAGAAAAATAAGTTACAATACCGGTTACTGAAGTGCTGCCAATTCCAGAAGTAAGTGCAATTGTATTTGTTGAAATTCCTACTATAAAAGAACCTTCAAGTAAAGACGATGATGTATTAAATCCTGCAACAGTAATTAACTCAATATTCTGCAGTCCATGTGGATTTTCTGCAAACATTAAAAATTCTCTTTGATTACTGCTAGGATAAAACTCAACGTTAAAAATAGACGTGGATGCAACGCTGATTGTGTTTACAGATTTCCCCGAAATTCTTTCAACTTCTGCTGATGCATTGTATCCGGATGTTCCTTCATTATCAAAGATGAGACTATCACCAATACTATATTGAGATCCTCCAAAAACAATGTCAATTTTTTCAACAAATCCAGGAGAAGCAAATTTAGTATCTATTGTTTGATCTAGATTATTGGGTAATTCCAGATAAGAATATAAATTATCATCCTCGGTTAAATTATATGGAGTTATGTTTCTAGACCAATTAGTTTCATTTAGATTAATATCATTCTGATTTGATATTTTTTTATAATTAAATTCATTAGGTTTTGATTTAAATTTGTTTCCAATTAAATATGGAAATACTGGTCTTTTATATCCAGAAAAATCTTCTGTACCTAGTTCATTGATTGTTGTAAAGTATGCATAAGTTCCATTTGGAAATTCTGGTGTTATACAAAATCTTCCATTGTACTCATCAAGAACACTTTCATCAGAAACATCGAGATAAGTATAATCTTCAACAAAAAATCCAATAGGAAATTGTATTGTAGACGGTCTGTTTAATTTTGGAATTTCATCCTCCTTATAACCAGACTTCATTTGAACTATACTTGCACCCACACCTTGTCCTTTAGAGTATGCATAAGGTCCGTATATTGGATTACCATCGTATGCCCAACCAATAATAGGAGAATGATCCGTTGAGGCAATTTCTATATTTGAAACTTTTCTTAAATCTTTTCTTCCATATAAAATATTTCCATCTTGATCATTTGCATAAACAATTTCTCTAAGTTTTCTTGGAGCATAAAGATGTGAGTATTGCAACTCATAATCATCATTCAATCCTTCAGATAATACTCCATCGTCACTTGTAATAGATGATAAAGTTTTATTAAAAAGATTAACATTCCAAGTTTGAATTTTGGCAAAAAATTCAGATAGAGATCCTGCAGGAGTAATTAATATTGCAGTATTCTCTGGAGAATAACCGACACCAGATTCTATAACTTTAATCTCAATTAATCTTCCATCTTCAATGATTGGTGTGAGAACTGCACCTACTCCGTCACCAACAATTTCTAAATCTGGAATAGAATTATAATTTCTACCTGATGTATTGATTAAAATTTCTACAATTCTTCCATTTGATATGATAGGAGTAACTTGTGCCCCAAATCCACTATTTAATCTAAATTCTGGTTGTTTATTATAATTTAAAATTTCAGATGCGCCATATCCAACCCCACCAGACTCTAAATGAACCGAGGTAATTTCTCCTCTAAAAATAGGTTGCACATCTGCTTTAAATTTTATAACTCCACCAACATTACCAATGACTTCTACAGAAATTTCTGGATAATTGAAAGTATGAGTTCCAACTCCAATAGAAGATAAGTTAATAAACTGTCTTGTATTATAATAAAAATCTCTTGATGTTGATCCGGTTCCAATTTCTGATAATTTAAAACTATTAGTATCAACTGGAGTTACATAATATTCTGTATTGCTAGTTAATCCACCAATCACAGATCCACTTGTTGAATATTTTACAATTTCACCACTTATAAAGTCGTGATTTAAAATATTAATTTGATTAATTGAAGTATTAATACCTGATATATTACTAGAAACTGTTCTTCTTTTGTTTTCATATCCAAATCCAGAACTTTCAATATTTACGGATCCAAGTACTGATTTTTTATTGAATGATTTGAGTGAATGATTTCCAACTCCAAAAGAAGTAAATTGGACTGTGTTAATTCCAGAAACTGCATCATTCAATGTTTTATGAAGTTTTAGTTGTGTTGGCGACTGAACAGAAATGTGATATGAGGCATCTGTAGAAAGACCTCCAACACCTCTTTGACTATCTGTAGTATAGATCACCCTCTCAGCATTTCTAAACTTATGATAGGTCGAAAATCCTATGGTATTATTTGCTAAAGAAATTTGAGCAGAATTTATTTCTGAATTAAAAAATGATTGGTGATCAATCAGTTTCATACTTGCAAATGCTTTTGCTCCAATTCCATTTCCGCCAGTTATTTTAATTGTAGGAATTTCATCATAATCAAACCCCGGATCAATAATTTTAATTTCTTGTAAAGATCCTCTAACTGCACAATATCCCGATGCACCTGTGCCGACAGGATCAGTAATTGATAAAACTGGAGGATTGATGATATCATATCCTATTCCCGGAGCAATTACCACTACTTCTTCTAATTTACCAGAATAAATTACATCTCTAGATTTGTAATTTAATATTTCCACTCCGTTTATTAAAATTCCAGTAAAACCTGGTTCAGTATCATAAACACCTCCATCATTTATTGGAGAGCAAATTTCTCTTAAAATATTTTGAGATTTTAAAGTTTTATCCTTAAAATTAAGAAGTTCAATTTTGTTAAAGTTTGCTTCTACTGGAGTATCAACATAAACAGAAACAAATTTTGAATTGTAGATATTTGCTCTACTTAAAGCAAATTTTATAGTTTTTGAATCTATTCTTTTTATAAAATATATTCCTTCATCAAATAATTTGCTTATAATTTGATCACCACTCTTCTGTGGAGTATAGTATACGACATCTCCAGTATAAAATCCATGATCACCAGAATCTACAATTTGAAATTGATCAGAACTGAAGGTTCCTGAAAATATTACTTCTTTTGAAGAAATCTCAAGAGATTCTGTTCCATAATATGGAAGTGAAGGTGACGCAACTAAAATTTTATCTTTATCTTTGTAAATATTTTGGACATTTGCACTAAAAACTGATGTATTTGGGAAAACTTGAGAATTTGTTTTTAATATATTTTTATGTATAGTATAATTATCCGTTGTTGATAAAATTCCTTGATCTCTAATAATAAAAGATTTTTCAGAAATTACATCAATAACAGTAGATAAAGGTGCTTCTACTCCTACACTATTTTTTATAGTAAGATTGTCACCTATTCTAAAAATATGATTTGTTGAAGTATTAATCTCATAAGTATTACTTGAACTGTCGATTAACGAAATTGATTCTACATTATAACTTGTTGCAATATTAAATAACCAATTATTAGAAATAAAATCTTTTGGATTAACTCCAAGTGTTTTGATTTTAGATTCATAACCTTTTTTCAAATAGAAAGTGTCACTTATAATATCAATATCTTTCAAAACTGAAGTAATTCTAACTCTAATTACTTCATTTTGATTAATGAAGGAGTTTCCATATGCAAATACATTAATACTAATTGAAGAAGAATCTCTAATAATTCCAGTTATGTTTGAACAACCAAGAAATTGAGTTAAATTTTTTGAGGTATATGATATTATTCCATCAGAACCATCATCATAAACTACTGAAAGTTCTCCACTATTTGAAAATCCTACAGTCGAATCAACATCAATTGCAGTTGAGTTTAAATTATATTGACCAATTACTTTTGTTTGTGAATGAACTTTAAAGTCTCCATATAAAGCACCATCAACTCTAATGTCTCTATTGTAACTAGCATCAATACTTAATTTATAATATTCTTTTCCCTCCTTAGATCTTATCTTTTCAACTTTGGTGATGGGTGCATATGCCTTCGTAAAATTTAAAACTTCATCTTGAAATAAAGTAGAATTTTCTAAATTTTCTGGATTACCTTCAATACTTTC